TGCGTTCTTCAGCGATGTCGCTGTCTACTTTGCTCGAAATCCACGGATGAGTGTTTAGCGTGTCCTCTTGCCATTGTGCCGCTGACTGGAGATGCTGTGCCCTTTCGGGGATCTTCTCTGTCAGGTATTCGTCTGCCTGGGTAAGAATGTTTCGAATATCATCATCCGAATACTCTCTTCCATCGACTTCCACAAAGCTCTTGCCTATGTGCTGAAGTGCGAACTTCTTGGCGGCTAGTGCTTCCTTCCTCAAAGTCTCCAGGGCTTGAAAGTCCTGTACATCTTCGAGTGCCGGTTGGCTGGTTTCTGCTTGTTTCTGAGGGTTGGCTTTTAAGGATGCAATTTCTGCTTTAAGTGTTTCGACTAACTCTTCGCTAGATTTACTACGAGCGGTCAAGCGATTCACCTGTTTCAGAAGTTTACCAACAGCCTTTGACTGCGGTTCAGCTTCGTCTTCTGATTCCTCTTCTTCCTCCTCTTCGACTACCTCTTCCGTTTCCTCCTCTGATTCCTCAGTTTCGGTGGACTGTAAAAGAACATCTTGATCCTGGTCGGTTTCTGTGTCTGCGGTCGTTGTCTCGGGACTAGGTTCCGCCTCAGATTCCTCTTTCGCTTCACTCTCCTCGACTTTATCGACAAACGATGCTGTCAACTCCTCAAGGGTCGTAATGCTTTGCGTTGGTTGTGGTTCTGCTTCTGTTGTACTACCCGAAGCCTCGGTTGTTTCTGTATCTGCCATGTTCTGCGTTTGGTAAGTTCGCACTCTTGCGGTTTCTGCGTACCGACATGTACGCCACCTCTGATTATGACAGGGGGTCGGATAAATTACTCAGGAGACTTTAAAAATCTTCCAGTTATCCTTGTAAACTTCGTGCTTTGCTTTCGATTCAGGGTTGTGCGGATATAATCCGATCCGTTTTGCCCCGTCTAATTCCATGCATGGGATGTTGTAGAAAATGTTCTCATCTTCGACATAGGCCACTAAGATATCCACTTTCGTGCAGTCGATTGTTTCTTTGCCAGTAGATCCGCTGGCCGTTGTTACCATATACCGACCTAATCCAGTTCGGTTCTTATCCTTAGTTTTTGATTCCGTTCCTTTGATTTGAATCTTAAAAATCTTACCTGCCGTGTTCATCACCAGGCAATCCTGTGGTAAGTAATCGCCCAATGGCACAAAGACCTCCAGTCCATGCTCGAGGGCTTCCGAAAAAAACTTCTGCTCGTAGAGGTTACCCTTCCTCTTCATCTTCGTCATCATCATCGAGCACCATATCGCACTCGAAATCGACAACATCCTCATCGAGCCATTCCTCAATGTCTGACATTACTATCTTTGCCATTTCAGTGTCTTCAATATCAGACTCCTCAAGCCAACGATTGAGCAATGCCCTATGCTCGTTTTTAAACTGCTGATGGGGTGTCAGTTTCGGCATTATCTAACGCCTCCAATATTCTAGTCAGTCCTGCAATCTCTCCCGATAAACGGGCGAGCTTCTGAGGATTGTCCACATGAGTATAGTCCTGAAAGTCCACCAGGCACATATCCCTCTGTTCTTTAATAAAGTCCTTAATCACTACCCACTCGGTTTGTTCACCGAGTCCGGCTACTGCATCTCCTAATGTCATTTTTTCCTTCTTACAGGTTTTACTCTTCGTCCCATTCCTACCTTCGATTTCTCAGCCTTCTTGCGTTTCAATTGGCTTTTACTCATCTCCGATTTTGTCTTGGGTGTTTTACTCGAGACTCTTTTGGTTGGCCGGCAGTATTCATTCTTTCCACCCTGGCCACATGGCTTGCCTGACTTCGTATCCTGCCACTTCTCTGATCCCCATCGTTTCAACGATGTACCCTTGGCAGTCTTGCGAACCTGTCCCTTGGACTTCCGGCACTTGGCAATCTGTTGCGATGCTCGAGCACTCGGGAATACTTTCACCCGAGCCTTTACCTTCTTGTAACAAGCGTCTTTAGCCATCTTACCATTTCACCTTGTTTGCCCAGTAGGCTGCCGAAGTTTTACCTTTGGCAATGTTCTTACCGTGTCGACTTTTAAAATCTTTACGCTTCTGCTTCATCGCCTGACTCTCACCAGCTTTAGGTTTACCGGCAGTCTTTGCTCCCTGCTGTCCAAAGCGAATCATCTTATCTTTTCCACCATCTTTAACTAAAACCACATGGGATTTTTTAGGATGATTAGGTGTTCGCTTGGGCTTAGAATACCCGGCAAAAGTTATTCCCCTGTAAGTAATACTCACTTTTTCTTCTTCAGCATTTTCTTCTTTGCTGGAACTGCCTTTTTGACCATTTTGCGAACCATTGGTTTTTTCTTCATTCCTTTTCCGCCTCTCATAATTTATTCCTTTTCTTGATGTGGTTTATATCAAATTGAGAGTAATTTTTGTAATACCCTCGCTTGTAAATTGTTTCAGATGATTTAACTAAATGCCGAATTGACTGAATAAGAATTAGGGCATACTCAGGTGCACCATTCCCCTCGAACTCTTCCAGTGCTTCATCAGCAGGGTGATCAGGATGAAAACCAACTATCCAAGTGCCATCATGATTTTCATTCTGATCATCAATCCATTGATCAAATTCATCTGATGTCATCTTGTCGAACTTGGTCCAGGCCACAATGTCCACGGATTCGTCATCAGGACATTTGTCTTTGATCTCTATACATTCATTGACATTTTCAATGACATTAAATCGCACATTACCAGTATTCCATGCCTTTTTTGCGTATGGGCAAGGTGGCATCCCATTAAATGTAGGGCTAGGCACTTCTAGAACCTTGCTTGACCAGTTCCTAATCTCATCTTTGATGAGTTTCATATCTAAGCGGCCACTGATGTGCCTGGTACATTGCCAGGGGCAGTACCTAACTGACCAATCCTGGCGTTCATTTGTTGCTGTTGCTGAAATTCTAACTGACCAGCATAGGTCTGAAGTCTCTTCGCAAAGTTTTCATCGGATTGCAGGCGTTCCTGCACATCGGTCGCCGGTATCGCTTCGCTTCCCTGAATATACGATTGTAATACCTGAAGCCTAAGTTGTGGATTCGCTCCATTTTCAGGGGCGTTAACAACCTGTCCCGATGCGATCTTTGCGATGTCATTCGATGTTTCAATAATCTCCTTAGTGGTAGCCTCCTGCGATGGCATGATTAACTGATTGGCAAGGTTTGGATCGATTGCCTCAATCACCTTGCGAAGATAAATGTCAAATCTACTCACGCCTTGACGATCATAGGTAGCCATTAACTTTCCTATCGTATCCAGCTTTTGAAGAACCTTTTCCTCATCCTGGTTCATGCTGTTCCAGGTGATATTAAAATCATACACTTCAGCAGTCTCATCCAGCATAAGCATCGCTCCCTGCTCATTGTTGGTAACCCGAAACCATATCTGCGGTCCGCCGTAAGTGCGATCCAAGCACCATATGCGATTCAATACCTGCTTCCATCCCTCAAGCCAACGATTGACCAGGTTCTGACGAACACTGTTTGCCTCCACTGCATCGTCAGGTCCAGTCGGCCTTCCCGTTAGCTTATCTGCCAACTGACGAATCTGCATCTCCACTTCCATGCTTGCGTTCGAATAACGGGGGATCTCCGCGAATCCAAATTCACCTCTACGCCGAACAGGTATATGTGAACCTGGCCCTATGCGTTCAGGCTTTCGCCCAACCACATATTCAACAGGTGGCATCGTTGACATAGATGCCCTATCGCGCCGTGAGTCCATTTCACTTTTCACACAGATTTGATAACTCTTCAGCAGTTCAGGATATCCACGCGAATCAAGCAATCGATGATTGAGGCATTCCCTCGTAATCGCCACAAAGGGATATCTCCCTTCATCATATTCCATAGGGCTATGAAACCCATGCCCTTCCGCTTCATCCGCCCAGCAGGTAATCGTGCATATAGGCACATCGTCTTCGTCTAGTTCTTTTCGATATGTCGTGATTACCCGAACCATGCCTTCGTAATCCTGCTGTCCATAAAAGTTGCCGGTGTCATACGACATGAGATCCGTCGAATAACTCTCCTCCGAATAAAATCCTTTCGAGTTTTCAATCAATTCCTCGATCCATTCCTTATCCCATCCCTCATTTACCTTCTGCATCAATGCCTCGGGACTGTAGTAATGAATGCAGTGAATGCTCCTGGCACTCTCCAAATCAATCACATTCGAATCAATAATGATCTCCCGTCCCAACTCATATGCCTTAACCGCCGGACGATTCACCACTGCCTTCTCTGTTGGAACCTTTGAAACTCCTTTGTTGCGTAGCTCGTTTAACATCTTACGAACCCGCTTCTTCTTTAACCCTGGGAACAGCGGAAAGAACATCTCCTCAACCCCCTCCTTCATCTCGGGATCTTGGATTGCCATCGCCAGTTCAGGCGACATCTGTGCAATCTCCTCGAGCGTCACCTCCTTAAATACCCGAGTTGTCTCCCTCTTCCAGTATGTACCAAAAAATGTTATTCCATTCTGCAAAAGATAATTAGCTCCGATGGCCGCTTCCCTCTGTAACTCAGTCATCGATCCCATACGCCACTTCAGAAATTCACTTACCATCCTGGCCGATGCGATATCTCCACTCTCTACGGGAGCCGCCACCAGGTTGGCCTGTGAAAGCGATTGCGACAGCAAAGCCACATCCCCGTCAATCAACGGGTTCACAAGGTTAGGTTCTAAATCGGAACTCCCGTCCCAGGGAAATGCTTCAGGTCCATTCTTTTTCCCCGATTCATCCTTACCTGCCCACTCATTAAAACGGCACTCCCTCGCCTGTTCAGCCTTATCCATCCAAAACGATAGATTCGCCCTCGCCTCATTAAACTCATGCTTGATCGAATCTACATCCGGCCCCTTCTCATCAAACTCCTGTACTTCTAATCCACTACTTTCCATTTTTAACTCCCAATTCTAACATATGTTTTTTAAAATTACTCAGGGCCGACTTCTCTATCCTTCGCATCGTCTCAAACCCTACTCCCACAAAGTCTGCCATCTCCTGAATCGTATAAATCCTACACTCCCGATCCTCCTCAAATGCAGACAATCCCTCCTCCACAACCAACTCCCGTAGCATCAAATCAATCCGCTTATCCTGCTGTTCAGGCGATTCGATACAGATCATCGTCTCCCTCGACTCTCTTGACATATACCTCCGACTTTGGCGGGTGATTATCCTCGGGCTTTTTTACACACCTAAATACTCCCTCCCGATCATCAAAATAGATAAGCATCAACCTCTGATTAGGAACCATCTTCAGCACCCTCGCCGTCTCAATCTGCTTCTGCGGGGCTTCAGGTAATCCCACCTTTCCATCCGAGTCCTCTTTCCATATTCCTATGCAGGTCGAACGGGGGATTCCCAACTCCTTACTTATCTTCGGCCAACTCGTACCCGCCTTCCGTAAAAGAACCACCTGGTCCCTCTGCATCTTACTCCACTTTCTTACTTTTCCCATAAATCAATAACTCCCTCCTCCTGTTGCCACCATTTCCTCCTCATCGAAGTATTCAAAATTGCCCACTGCGAAGTACCTCACTGTATCGACCATGTCCTTGGCAGGATGCTTCAAATCTCCAATCTGATACTCCTGCATACAGGCCACCAGGTTCTGACATTCATCCGAAATCATCAACTTCGGATGATTATCAAATCCCATCTCCCGACTCCTATCCCATGCCAGCAGATTATTGATCGCCTGCAAACCCGTCTCAATGTCCAAACCTTCCGCCGGGACCACCGATAAATCTTCATCCGCCAAATCATCGATAATATTAGAACTCCCCTCCGATTTCTGATAACTCGCCGCCCCCAACCTCGGGTCGATGATCCGCTCAACATATCGATCACCCTCCATCTGCCGGATAATCTCCGCATAATCCTTTAACCCAAATCCATTAGGCTGTGCCGCTTCCCCTGCACTCACCTTATCCCCCTTTGTCAGATCAATCCATCCACCCCAGGTGTCAAAATCAGGAAACTCCTTAACCGCCCAGGCCACCCCATGCGGATCT